AAAATCTCGAATAATCTTTGCTGAAAGTGTTGACTTTATCGCTCGTGTTTGCTATACTGAAAGTACAATCAATTAAACGAAAGGACTACCAAAATGTACCAAGCAACCTACTTTATCAAAACCGACCACGACGCGATAGCTTTCAACAACCCTGATGATGTCGCCGGGCTTCTAATCATGATGGCTAACACGGCCGACTTCATGCTCGAGCATAACCAAGTGATCACCATCGAGCTTAGAAAGACAACCATCGATGGGCGTACCGTTCTGGCTGCTGAGGAGCTTGACGATATACTTCGCAACAAGCTTTATGGCTACAGCGTTCACTTCACCGCAGTCGACTTCAGCACTGCAACCACCACGCTGAGCGATGCCCGATGTGCCGACTTATAGTCGGCCATCGGCCTCCCTCGATAATCAAATTAAACGAAAGGAATCACCATGAAACTACCAAAAATAACCAAGCGTAGCGTCCTGATCGCTTCTGCCATAGTCGCCGTGACATTTTCTGGAGGCGTGGCCGTTTTTGCGTTCAGTCAAGCCCCCGAACAGCCTCACGCTGCCACAGAAGTAAAAACAGACGCTAAAAAAGCGAAAAAGGAGGAAAAGTCGGCCACGTCCGACCAGACACCCTCCGAGGTGCAAGCAACCGGACAGACTGACCAGTCTGCTGCTGTTTCTGCTGGCAATCGTCCAAGTATGCATAGCAGTCGAAATACTGAAGCGCGACGACCGGTAGCTCAGCCGCAGCCGGCTTCACCCGCTCCTGCCCCTGCGCCTGCACCGACTCCAGCTCCCGCTCCACAGCAGGGTGCGCACATTCCATTCACCAACAAGCCGGTAACGCCTGGCAATCCAGAATCGTACGTCGGCACAGTCGGCCAATGTCCGTTTTATGAGATGGCCGGCGAAAAAGGCTGCGTTCCACCTGCTGGTTATACTTGCAATTCTGACTGGACTCATTGTACAATTGAGAAGTCAAATTAAACGGAGAACTGCCAATGCAAGACAAACCCAACCCAATGCAACCGCGCAACCGCGCCGAGCGTCGCCGGCTCGCAAAAGCTTATAAAGCTTTCAAGCCAAAATCTCGCATGGTCTGGCGCATTATGAATAAGCACATGAAAGAAGCTCAGCTTCGCCGCGAGGCTGAAAAGCAGGAGACTAAAAATGGCGCTTGAAACTATCGACCAAGCGCTTGCCCGGCGAGAGCAGCCGAAGCAAGAGAATATCATTGAAGTTCCGGCTGATGATGAACCAGCTGAAGTCAATGTCCAGCCAAAATCTCGCGAGGAGTTTCAAAACGCGATTTATCTGGCTCATTCGAATATTTTACGCGCCAAGCTTAAACTCCGCACCGCGAAAGAAAACCGCGAGGATCTGGTTAGTGATCTCGAGGAAAAACAAGACCTTGACGACTTGAAGTCTCAGGTTCGCTCGGCTCGTGACAAGCTGGCGATTGCCATTTCGGAAAGTCCAGCCGTTCGCTCCGCCGACGAAGAGCTGGAGGCCGCAGTCGCTGATCTCGGCCTGGCTCAAAAAGTGATGTCTGATCTGTTGGTGGTTTATTCTGCCAAGTTTAACAGTCGCACCGTCGATGTCGACGAGCGTCGTCTCATCGTCTTGACTGCCAAGCTCGGTAAAGTAGAGGTTGAGCAATTGTCTCTATTCTGATATCATTGTGTCGAGCGTCAAGCTCGCTCTAGGTGATGCCACCCTTACCTAGTGCGAACCAGGCGCTCGACAGCTGCTTCAGGTAAAGCTTTAGAATTGGTAGTTCGATCGTTTAGCCCGAAGCGTGGTCAGCGCCTGGCCTTAAATGACAGTATCCGGAAAGTCCCCGTCTGCGAGCGGGGATTTTTCGTGGCAAAAATAATTAAATATGGGGTTGACTTTTCGCCCGTGTTCGGCTACACTGGGAGTAGGTAAAATAAACGAAAGGACTACCAAGTATGACAACACCTGAAATATCAACCGCTAAGCCTGCCGTCGATCCAGAGAAAGATGCCAAGCAGGTCGTCGCTAAGAATACGAAGACGCTCTATGCCGACATCGTGCCGCTAGCTGCTGGCCTATTCGACAAGAACACTCGGATCTCAAAAGAGAAGATGCTCGCGACGCTTCATCGCTCTATTCTCGGCCTCACCAAAAACGGCCAGGCTCGGCCGCTCGAGGACTTGAAGCTGTTTTTGGCGGTGGCCAACCAATACGGCTTGAATCCATTCAAGAAAGAGATTTATGCTGTCTATATGTGGGATTCGTCTCGCTGCCGCGATGAGCTAACGCCGATCGTTTCAATCCATGGCTTGCGAAAGATGGCGCGGGCTGGAGGTGTATACACTCACACCGGGGCGGCCATCATTACGTATGATCAGGAGAAGAAACTGCCAGAATCTGTCACCGTGCCTGTGTTCGGCCGCTTCCCCGGCGAGACTACGCCGCACGAGATAACGCGGTATCAGGCGTTTTACGAAGAGTTCGTCAAAACCAATAAAGAGGGCCGGCCAACCGGTAACTGGAAAACTATGCCGCGCGTCATGCTCGCGAAGTGTGCCGAGGCGAACGCTCTTCGCGCCGGCTTTGATATCGCTGGCATTTATGTCGAGGAGGAGCTAACTTCAAATAACGTAATCGAGGGAGAAACAGTCGATGGCGAATAGAGTTGATCATCTTAGTTATTCTGCCATCATTTCGTTCTTGCGAAATCAGGTAGAGTTTCACAAGCGTTATGTCGCTGGTATTTGGGACAACGCTAAATCGCCGGCTGCGATCGTCGGCACGGCGTTTCATAAAGCGCTCGAGGAATACTACAAGGGAGCTGACATCCAAGCGTCGGTTTCGGCCGGGCTTGAAGAGATAAACTTCACCAGTGATTACGAAATCGACTATGGCAAAACTGGCAGCCGCGAAAAAATGATCAAGGATTACACCACCTTGATTAATAAGTACTTTGAGGAAGCTCCGTCGTATCATAAAATCATCGATATCGAGGTCAAGCTTCGTGAATCAGTCGCTGGCGTTCCGATGGTCGCCAAGATCGACATGGTCGATGAGGACGAAGCCGGCAATGCTTGGCTTGACGACCATAAAAGTGTCGGGGCTTATTCTCCGGAAGACGAAGAGAATTATAAGTATCTTTTGCAGGGCTACATCTATCTGGTTGTAGCCGAGAAGCACTATGGCCGCGAGTTCGCCGGTGTCCGCTTCGGCGAAATCAAACGATCCATCAATCGCGACGGCTCGCCGCAACGACGCGAGGTCGTTTATGACCGTGAATCGCTTTTGGCGTTCGCTCCGGTAGCTCAAAAGATAATCACCAACGTGTTTGCGTATGTCAATGACGACCACTCGAAGTTCTTTCCCAACCCGAGCGATACGCTTAGCGGCGTGGAATCAATGGAGCTGGTTTCAAACATGGAGGTCGGCTTTGATGCCGCTCGTGTCAAGAAGCAGGTCAAAGTAGCCGACAAGTTCGCGCCTCGCCATGTCACCGTCGATATCGACGGCTCGGACGGCACGCCCGAGGAGCTTATCTTGCGTAAGTTTACCGAGTTTGGTATCGGCGGCATCTCCGGCGACACTCACATCGGCGCTTCGGTGATTCAGTATACTTTCAAGCCTAACCGCGGTATTGCCATGAGTGCCATTGCTAAGCGTGCCGACGACATCGCTATCGCGCTTCAATCGAAGTATGTTCGTATCGAAGCACCGATTCGCGGCACTGACCTGGTCGGCATTGAAGTGCCAAACGAAGACCGCCGCGTCGTTCCGTTCGAGGACAGCAAGCACCTTAAACCTGGCACGATGGAGATTCCGCTCGGCGAGGACGTGTTCGGTAAAATCCATTATGGCGATATCACCAAAATGCCGCATCTGCTTATCGCTGGTCAGACTGGTGCTGGTAAATCAGTCCTGCTCAACGTGATACTTCACGCTTTGACAAAACAGCTAACTCCTGACGAGCTTCAGCTGGTTTTGATTGACCCGAAGCAGGTGGAGCTGTCGCTGTACGATGGCGATCCTCATTTGTGGAACGATATCGTCACTACACCGACCGACGCTGCAGAGGTTCTCCACGGCTTGGCCGAGCAGATGGAGGATCGTTATGGTCGGCTTCGGCAGGCTGGCGTTCGCACCATCGATGACTATAAAGGCGGAAATATGCCGCGCATTCTGGTGGTCATTGACGAGTTTGCCGATCTTCTCATGGCCGATACCGGCGCAGACATCAAGAACATCGACTATAAAGAGTTCGCGGCGTTTATGAATGAGGCCCTGGCTATGAGTCCAACTGGTCGCATCACTCAAAAAATGCTGCAGGTGTCGCTCAAAGGTTCTATGAAGTCGTCGGCTCCGAGCTGCGAGACGTCGATTATTCGCCTGGCGCAGAAAGCTCGCGCCGTCGGTATCCACCTGGTGCTGGCTACTCAGCGGCCGAGTGCCGATGTTGTCACCGGCCTCATCAAGGCAAATATTCCAACCAAGATAGCGTTTAGCGTTACCACCGGTATGAACTCGAAAATTATTCTTGATCAAACTGGGGCCGAATCGCTAACTGGCTATGGTGATATGTTGTATCAAGATCCGCGCTCGAAGAGCCTGCAACGGCTTCAGGGCTTGTATATTTAATCGAGAAAAGGAGGGAAATATGGACATTCTCGAAATTCTAAACTTCATAATCAAGATGGTGCTGGTGGGCGGCGCTGTCCTCATAGGCACATTCATCTTGGCAGTCATTGTCGGTTCGGTTCGCGAGCTGGTAAAGCTGTTTATCTCTGGCCCTGACACGAAAGGCAAGAAGTAGGGTGGTTTGTCATGGCAGAAAGCAGGCGGCCGCTCTCCGGGCGGCCAAGCTCAAAAAGCAAGACCCGGACTACTTTCGGAAGCTCGCTCAAAAGGTGCGCCGTCGGGGTCGCGATGCTGGCGGCCCGACCGGCTTTGCGACTAGCCGCGAGCTGGCAGTTGCGGCAGGCAAAAAAAGCGGCGAAACGCGCCGCCGACGAGCTGAAAGCCGCCGCGCTGGAGAGGATATCGCTGGAGTACATAATGACGCCGATCGACGCGATGGAAACACTGGCTCGGTTGGGGGCAAAGCAACTGGAGACGAAGCTAAATGAGCAGGCAGCGGCAATCAACCACATTATCGCCAATAGAAACTGGGGCCGTCATTCAACCTCAAGACATAAAGCTCAACTACGTAATCGGCGATGATGGGAAGCTGGCTTCGTTCGGCTTCACCGTTCTGGGCCAGCCGGCGGTCAAGAAAAATAACCAAAAGGTCACTTTTCGCGGCGGCCGGTCGCGCAAGTACAACACGCCCGCCTACAATCGATGGCTGAAGCTAGCCAACGATCAGGTGGATCTGGCTATCAGCGTGTTTCAAATCCTCGCCTGTCGGGAGTGGAAGACGATTGATTTTTCGTTTAATCTTCGCGCTCGATTTTTCGTTCGGACTTTCGGCACTGTCGATCTGTCGGCTCTTTATGAGGGCATTCAGGACGTAATGAAAGACAGAAAGATGATTCTCGACGACAACGCTTGGCTTCTCGTCTCGCACGACGGCTCTGGTGTCGCAAAAGATGCTTATAATCCGCGGATTGAGCTTCTGATCACTCCTGTCGAGCATGCTGAGTGGCGCGGCGAGCCAAATCCGCGTTATAATGGAGGTGCGGGTTAGGTAGCCCCCGCGAAACTCCTACACAGCACACCGTTTCGGCGGTGTGCTTTTGGATTATCCGGAATTTCCGGATTATCTCGGAGTTTTCCACAGGTTCACCTCTGATATAAGGTAATTATCGAATAATCTCTCCAAAAACTCTTGACTTTATCGCTCGTGTTTGCTATACTGAAAGTACAATCAATTAAACGAAAGGACTACCAACCATGAAAGACCAAGAATTCGTACCATTCACAATCAGCCTGATCGAGGACATCGAATCTGGCGCGATTGTCACTGGCGGCGGCGTCAATGTCCGCGATAAGCGAACTGGCGAGCGGAGCTTCATTCACGATGAGTACGTAACTAATCCTTACAACCTCAACCGCCTGCTGGCTTTCTACGAAGTGCTGGTCGATGACATCAACTACGTAAAATAATATCGATTGCCTCGCCGGCGGCATTGTAGCCGGCACAAATTGTAAAAATAACATCAAACAAGGAATAACGAAATGAAAAACTTCACAAAACAACTTCAAAAAAACGACAAATTTATCGCAACGGCTCGCGGCGCTCGCACTATCTGGCGCGTCGGCACGATTGTTGTGCCTGCTGCTGCCTGTGGCTACCTGATGATTCGCTACAATGATATAATTGTTACTGCGCTAGCGGTTCTGCTTGGCCTTTACAGCGTCAGCCAGTTGATCAAATCGGCTTGGCTTGCGGAGGGCGACGTCGCCAAAAAGTAACTAGCGTGCTTTATGAAAAAATTCGCATTATTGATTTTAGTCGCGGTGCTGTCGGTTACGATTCACTCGTTCCGGCAGCCAACGCCGCCGGGAACTTCAGCCTCGGCTTCTCATTCCGCTTATAAAACGCTTGCGGACAAAAAGCCGACCGTTGACCCGTCTGATAAAAAACCAGCCGCCAAAACCGAGCAGAAAAAGGTGGAGGCGGCCGCTCCCGCGCCTGCACCTGCGCCGGAAACCTGCCGGTCGGCCATTGCTAAGGTCTGGCCGGCTCATCTGCAAGCCGGGGCTATCACCGTTATGATACATGAAAATCGTACCGAGCTTCCGGCGGCCATCGGCGCAGTCAACTTCGACGGCTCGCGTGACTTTGGCTGCTTCCAAATAAACGACAGATGGCATCGCGGTTATTTCTCGGGTGGCGACTGGCGCGACCCAGTCTGGGCGGCCACCTACGCACTGCAAATCTACCGCGAGCGCCAGGCTCGCAACGGCAATGGCTGGTCGGCCTGGTATGCCGTCCGCGGTGTTCTCTGGTAAACAAAAACCGAGCCAGGAGTGTGTGCGAAACTGGCTCGGCTAATTTAGGAGATAGATGTTTGTTTTATGGAGTCTTCGGCGAGGAAGCGTTTCGACTAGCGCCTCCTCTGTTTTAATTCTAGCACAAGAAAACCGCAGCAGGGGCTGCGGGCTTCTTGCATACTTACGGAAAGATTGGCTCATCTGAGGATCAATACGATTCCAGTTCTATTTTACAGCATCGCCGAATTTTTGCAAGCCGGTGACTAGGCCGCTGGCGCTCAAACCTGCGACCAATCCGTATGTCCAGTCGTGGTTCGTTAGCAGCGAAAGACCGACGCCGATTGCTGCCGCTCCTGCGATGATAATCACCGCTTCGAAGTCTTTCTTAAACAGTCGGCGCACTAATTCGGCAAATCCGATAACTGCTGCTGGTATTAAAATTGTGGTGATGAAGTTAGTCATCATGTCAAGTTCTCCTTAAAGTTACATTTACTTTACATGTTGTTTGTAGATGTCAAGTAAAACGCTTTTTAGTTTACATCTCTCTGATAAATGTCAAGCGAAATTGCTTCCGATCAGACAACTTTCGGCGTTTTGGATTCTAGCGTCAACTGTTCGCTGGATCACAGCTCCTCGCGGATCTTTCAGCGGCTCGCCTGTTTTTGGATCGTGCCACCTGCTCAAGCCTGGCACGCTGTGCGCGTCAACCAGGCACTGCAGGCAATCGTTGTATGTTGAGCCTGCCGGCATTTCTGGCGTGGTCTTGCCAATGTGCAGCGTCACGCAGCCGCAGGCTTTGCATTCGCGGAAGTACAGGCTCGACTTCGTGATCGTGATTTTCGACAAATCTGGTTCCATTACGGCAGCCTCAAAACGTCGCCTGGGTGGATCAGATCCGGGTTCGGCAAGTTGTTGATTCGAGCCAGCGTCTGCCAGTCTGTACCGTAAGCGGCCGCTATCGTGCTGAGGTTGTCGCCCCATTGAACCGTCACGGTTCGCTCGGCCGGCGCGCTTCCGCCTGGCACTCGCAGCACTTGGCCTGCATAAATCAGGTTTGGATTCTGAATGCCGTTGATGGCCGCCAGATAGTGATAGTCAGTGCCGTACTTCGCGGCGATTTCACTCAGCGTATCGTTTGGCTGAACTGTGTATGCCGTCCGCGGCTCTGGTGCTGGTTGTGGGTTAGCAATCGATCCAGGGAATGGTGCTTCTGATGGAGCTCCGCCTGCATACTTATCCCACGCCTCAGCGTCGCCATAAAATTCGTTACAGTCGAGGTTTCCGTCCCAGCCGTCAAGTCGGCCGCTCGATGTCCATTGCCACATCGCGTAGCCTGACCAGTATTTCACGCTTGGCGGCGTGCCGGCCTGGCTCATATCATAGTTGAAGTCGATTGCCATGTCGCGGTATTTTGCCACCCAGAGGCCGTAGTCGGCCGCAGCAACAATACCCCAATCGTGGCTGTTCACCACGCTTTCTGACATGTAGATGAGCGGCTTCACGCCGGTTAGCTCTTGCACTCGATCCAGCCAGCGGCGCGCCCACGCTACGTCGCCAACGTTGCCGCCGTCTTCCCAGTCAAGAATAAGCATAGCGTGCTTGATGTAGCCTTGGATATTGTCGACGAAAAAGTCAGCCTCAGCGATTGCGTCGTTGCTGCCGTTTCTCGCAAAGTGGTAAACACCGAGCTTTTTGCCAGCCGCCGCTGCTTGCTGATAATGCTGATCGCAGCTTGGGTTGACGTAGTTCGTCCCCTCAGTCGCCTTTACGATGACGAAATCTGCCGGGATTTTACCAGCGTCCAAGCCAGCCTGCCAGCTTGATATGTCAATTCCTTTCATTGACTCCCCTTTCTTATTACTTCTCTGCAGTCGCCAAGCGATTGCGGATAATATTTGCACCAATTCATCAAGCGGTCAATCACTGGATACCACCGCCAAATGACGGCCGCTCCAGATAAAATCATCACTATCAGAATTGTCAAAAGTATGCGGGCGATCCATCGCCCGACTGAATGTTTGGTAGCCTTAACTCTCATGCCTTTATGATAACACGCTCGGTATTCTCACGCTACCGTCGATTAGCTTCATCAGAATAAACAGCATTAAACCAATCACCAATATGACGATTGTGTTCGCTGCCCAGTCCTTAAATTTTAACCGTAAAGTCGCCATCATCGATTTGGCTTCTATTTCGGCTTTGTCTTCGAGCGCGTCGAGGCGTTCGTTTATTCTTTCGTGGTCGGCCGAGTGCTTGTCGATGTAGTTTGTCAGAATTTCTGGCGTGACAAATTTCATACTAGCTAGCTGCTGCACTAGTGAATCGACAGATCCCTCAATTTTTGCCACGGATTTTTTCGTATATTCCATGTCGGTTGAGAGAATCGCCACCTTTTTATCGATTTCGTGCAGCAGCGCTTCACTGTCTTTATTTTGCTCGTTCATCAAACTAATTTTAGCATTTTGTGCCGGCTTCCTGCAAAGCTTTAGAGGTGGTGTTGTGAATAAAACTACTGGACTGGGAATGGATCGTCGGTAATCCAGGTGGTTGTGCCGTACCACTCATTAAAAGCATTATTTGAAACGTATTCAACTCTCCTGTCTGCGAAAAATCGAGCAGTAGCAATGCCTTTTAGTACGCGGTTGTTCCACCCGCCTAAGACCATCAACGCCGAGCCTTGAACTTTAGAAATCCCATATCCTTGAGGAATCACGTTATTAATTAAGGTTTGTGAAGTAGGAAAAGTCGCTGTGTTTTTCAAATCACAGATTACCAAATTTCCATGACGAGTATAAGTACCTTGTAGAACTCCAACCGTTGCAGTGGTCGTTACTGTCGGTACTGCTCCCAAGAAATCGACGCCCTCATCGGTTCCTGGCGCGAAATCTGGCGAGACAAAGATGTCACGTATTTCTAGGTTCTCTAGCTTCGTCCCGTTTATCATGTAAAGATAAACCATGGTTGATGTAGACGCTACAACAATACCAAATCTAGTGGTTGGCGGCGTTCCTTGCTTAAATTGCACCCGCAGGCCGTTTGGGTAGCGGCGGATATCGCCCTCTGGTACAGTGATCGCAGCTATTCCGTTGTCAAAATTGCTATAAGTCCAGTTTTCAGCTGGTGTTGTCCACCCGCTTGGCAAAACGCCGGTAAATTTGCCGATTGTAATCGATCGGTTCTGCCCATCACGCACGATCGGTATGATATCGTTCGCCCTGGTGCTTTCTACCGGCTGAAACTGACTTATTTTTTGCTGACCTGGGTTCATTTTGCTGATTCCTTTCGTTTAGCTTTATTATATCACTCTGATTCGCGTTCTCGGTTGTCCATATTGCGCTTCAAGTCTTGAATTCGCTTCGATAACCTCGGTCGTAGTATGTTGAACTTCAATTCTGCGGTCTCGAGCTTCTGCGTGATGGCGACAATCTGCATTTCTGGTGCGTCCATCGTCGCACTGAAGCCCTGATATTGCGTCAGTTCGCCAAGATGGATATCCAACGCCTCATATTTTGGCGACGCGAACGTCGCTTCTCCCGAGAATACCGGCTTGCTGCCTCGTTGGATCTCACCCTCGACCACCAACCTGGCGCTGGTTTCGTCTTTGTAGCGGCTGTCGGACAGTTTTTTGAAGCCGCGGCGTATCTCGGCGATACTGCGGTCGTCTCGGCCGGCCACCACGAGGGTTTTGCCGTCTGCTTTTTCGCCGCCGATGAATATTACGTCGTTCACCAGCTCTTCGATAGTCTTGACGAGTTTCGGTGTACCAATGACGTTTTTGCCGCGCTGCAGCTTTCGCTTCACTGTCGTCGGCCTCGGGTGGGCATGCACGATGTTTTCGGCATAGTCGTAGTAATAATGCCAGTCAGCCGGCATCGACTTAAACACGGCAGCGATAGCTTCGCTAATTGTCGTCACGTCATTAAATCGAATGGTCACCTTGGTGCCGGTGTTTTCAATGCTAGATTCGGTGTAGCGACAGCGTGCGCCTTGCTTCTGCGCGAAGTCTATCAACTCGCGTAAGATGTCGCTTGGATCTTGCGAATAAAAGGCTCGCTTATAGTCGCCGGGACTTTCGTAAAGTGAAAACGCCAAATCCCAGCCAAAATCTTGCCAGAATGGATTGTCGTGATAATTGTTGTGCTGCAATCCTTGGCCGGTAGTAAAGCGGCCGCGCCTGTCTACCAGCAGTTCTACTGGATATGGGAAAATGTTTTCATATCGCGAACCACCGCGCGCCGACAGCTTTATGATGAAGCGCTTGCCGCTGGTCATTCGCACGCTCTTGTCGAATGGTATGAACAGCTTTTCGTACATGCCGCCGCCGACTGGTAGCACCGCAGCGCCGCCAGCTTCGAACGTTCCGTGATTTATGTCGGTCGAATATGACAACAGCTCTGCGTACAGTGTCGTCATATTCCCACTGATGAAATCTTGCCTAGTTCCTGGTGAACACACCGAATAAAGCTCAATGCCGGCGACGGTCTTGCTGCCGGTAGTGACTTGTATTGTCTGAATTATCTCGTTGCAATATCCCCATCGTCTCGAGCCGAAGCTCATCGTCGCCAGCCCATAAGGTTTATGCTGATAGGCCACGTCCGCCTCGGTCTGCAGATAGATGTTATTCAGCTCCTGCGAATGACTGAGGACTGTCGCGGTCACCTGGCTGTCGGTATTGCCTGCCGACAATTCCCACTGGCTAATGTAGCCATTAAAGAGTGAGCGGCCCTCTGGGTGGCCATCAGCCACTACGATAATTCTTGCGTCCTCGGTGATGATAGTTTTGCCGTCTTCGGTCAGCCACGGCAAATATTCGCCGTATCGCACGCTGGCACTGATGTTGACGTTAGTATCGATGTTTGTGCCGTCTCCAAGTCCCACTGGCGTGGTCATGCTTCCTACAATCTTATAACCAAGCTCGGTCAGCATGTTTTCGTTTATCTCGGTCATAATCTCAGTCACCACGCTGCGTGTCGTTGCGTCGTTTTGAGCCAGCTTCATTGTCATGTGCGAATGCAACGAGTTGACCTCCGACTGGATAGCTGGCGTGCTGGTCACGGTATTTATTTGGCCGAGGTACGTTCCGTCCTTAAGATAGGCGCTGTATATGACTTCGGCCGCTTTGTTGCTTGTCTGCTTCTGCGAAAGCGTCGCCATCATCTTGATTTCGTTTGTGATATTAAATCGGTAGGTGACATCGGCTTCAAGTACGAGATGAACGCTGGCGATTTGCATCAACTGGCTTCCGCCGCCGATCGGCCGCACATCTCCGTCAAAGGCAAACGATATTTTTTTCGGCACAACATCGCTATTCAATGTCGATAGGTCGAATCCGTCGAGTATCACTTCATCTGTTAGCCAAGTGCTGCCAGAGAATTCATCAATTATCTTGAACTTAAAGGAGAAGCCGACGTTGCCGCTCTTCAACTGCTCGGCCGTCACGCCCCAGTCGGCCAGCGCGCCAGTCAACGTAAATTGTGGACTGTAAAAGTTGGCAATGCTGCCAACGTGGACGTTGCCGACCTCCTGGCCGTCAATTCGCAGCTTCGCCCGCCCGATGTTTACAGTATTGCTGCCTGACAACACCAGTGATGAATGAAATTCGCCAGAATATGGCTCGATTTCGGTGTTCTGCCACGTATAAAAATAGTCGCCGCCTCCGGTGATAAAACACGACCGAGGCTTTTTCGTCTGGAGCTGTGCCATCGGCTAAGCCTCCATAATAGTTAGGTTGCCTGGCTGCACCTGTAAAGTTTCAGGTGCCATCACTTCAAGCGGCCATGGCAGCGCGTCAAACGCGATCATCTCACCGCCGGTCTCTGCTGTAAACAATGCCCAATATCTGAAAACGCCGCCCGGCACTTGAATCGATACGACGCTGTCGTTGGTGGCCGTGCCGTCCTTGTCGTCGATTCTCCATGAATCCACCTTGCCTCTTTTGTAGTTCTCTTTCGGCTCGCTTTTGGTATCGCCAGCGTAACTCGGGTGTTTTTCAAGCAAGCCAGCGTAAACGCCGCCGGTTCGTTTCTCGACCTCAATTCCGAGCAGGAACTTGGCTGAGCGCTTTCGTTCGTTGTAGGTTTTTGGCATTGCTTCCTCCTGTTTAGATGTATTTTGGATTATAAACGGCTCGTAGCTGATGATTTCGTGCGGCCAGGTTATCTTGATATTCGAGCATTCCCGCTCCATACTCCCAGCACGGGAATGTGCCGCTAGCTCGCAGCTGCATGCTGTTGTGGATAATGGTTTTGGCTTCACAGTCAACCGTTATCACGTCGCCGGCTTTCAGGTTCGCGTTGAACGTTAGGTATTCGCTGCTGTCCGGATTCCCAAGCGTTATCTCAGTGCTGCTGCTGCTGCTGCTGCTAATGATTATAGTAGGTTTTGCTCGATATGTCCCGATATTCTCGACAGAGATGGCGCTTGCGGCCGTGCTTATATTTGTGACGGCGCTGAAATCAATCAAACCGACCGACGACCTCGCTGCTGGCGATTCGCATTCCATCTCAAAGCTGAAGCCGGCGCGGCTCACGTCGAATGATCCGCGGCTGATGTTTAGGTTCGTGGCCACGCCGCTCCAAATTCGATAGCCCTCTGGGAAATTTGTCGCTAGCTCGATTTTCTGACCGAATGTTAGCGTTCGCTTCAACCAGTCAATCAGCCAGTCGCACTCCCGCTGGCTCGACGCTGAAACTTGCCCGGCGACAGAGATGGTTCGCCCTGCAAAGTGGCCGCTGTTCAGCAAGATTCGGCCGTCGTCTCGTGCCAGCTCGCCGCTATCGACGGTTCGCTTGGCTATGCCGAATAGGTTTGTGGATTGCACTCGGACGTTGCCGCCGTTATTGAGGTCAAATCCGTTTAATAAAAATCTGCGTCTGTCGCCGTTCATTACGTCGGTACTCCCATCGATGCCAGGTCGCCGTCGCGGTCAAGTCTCTTGAAGAACGCGTCGGCTGCCTCTGGCGTGTTTATTACAATTTGTCCATTAAACTGGTTTGTCGTATTTCGGTTGCCGCCAGAGTTGCTGACGTTGGTGACACCACCGCTGCCAGCGAGCGTCGCTCCTGACCCGTTGATACCGCTTCCTGCGAACGATAGGCCGCCAAATGACATGTCACCACTCAAACCGTCGTAAACGTCGCTAGCGATGTCTGTGGCGGTTTTAACGACAGCGTCTCGCATGCTCTCCAAGCCGCCGCTCCAGCCTTGCATCATAAATTTACCCATCTGCGCCATCACGCGGCTCGGCGACTTAATGCCGAAGAAGTTCTTCACGGCATCGAGCGCGCCGCTACAAATCTCTTTAATCTTATTGACCACCGCGTCTTTCGCACCGGCCACTCCCTTGACGATTCCATCGATCAGGTTCTTGCCGGCGCTGGTAAAGTTGCCGACGAAGTTCACCACTGCGTTGTAGGCGTTTTGAACTGCGTTCTTGATCGAGGTGGCAATCTGGCCGACCGTGCCGACTACGTATCCGACTGCGGTCGCCACTGGATTGATGATGTAGTTCTTTATGGCGTTCATCAAGCCGTTTACCACGGCCGCAATGCCGCTAAAGACCGTACCGATGACGGCGCTCATCACGTTGAGTATCGGCTGAATGAATGGCAATATGGCGTTCCAAACCGCCGTGATCACTCCCCAGATGGCGCTCATCACGCTGCTTATCACGCTAACGATGGCGTTGAACACTGTCGATATCACCGTCCAGATGACCTGCAATATCGGCGATATCACGGCAGCGATGGCGTTCCAAACCGTGGTGACAACCGACATTATGACGCTCATCGACGAGCTAATGACATTAACAATAACATCTACGACAGTCGCGATGACGTTCATGACCATGCTGACGACTTCGCCCATGTGAGTAAAGATGTAAGCGACTGCCTCGCCAAACGGCACAAGCACGTTGTTCCAAATGGCCATTATTGTGCCATAAAATACTACGCCGATAATCTGCACGACGGTGCTTATTATCGTCCATATGACTTCGGCGATTCCGCTGAATATAATCCAAATTATTTGGCCAAGTCCAACAATGGCGGTTATTATCAAATCGATAATCTGGAATACAGGGGTCAAAATATTTAGTATCGTGCCAATGACTTTGCTTATTACGCCAACGATAGTGCTTATCACACCAATAATAGTGCGTATCACGCCGACGACAATGCCGATTCCGTTCGCCACCACGCCGACAATCACACCGATCACCGAGCCGATAGTCCTTGCGGCAGTTCCAATCGCTCCTGCGATCGTGCCGACGATATTCGTCACCACGCCAATCACCGAGCCGATGACACTAGCTACGCTTCCAACGACAGAGCCAATCACCGCTCCTATCTGCCCTAGCACCGCTCCGATCTGGCTGACGATTCCATTGACGAAGTTTCGGAATCCCTCGTTCGTGGCGTAAAGCCAAGCGACAAAGCCAACCACTGCAGTGATAACGATAGCTATCCACCCGATGATCGGTATCGAGCTGATGGCCGCTCCAAGCCCGGCCGCTCCGCTGCTCAGGCCTGAAAAGACCACCTTGCCGACCGTCCCCATCACGCCAAGCGCGCCGGTTATTCCCTTGACGGCAGTCTTTGCAGCCGCACCGACAAACGTCCAGGCTGTCGCTCCCTCTTTCGTGACTTTCGTGACATCTTTCCAGCCTTTGCTGATATCGCTCACTGCCACCGCAGTCTTAAAGCCGAGAGCGGCCGCTTTTGCGGCGACATACATGCCAATTAGAACTTTGAGCGCTGGGACTGCGTTTTGCAAGATAAACGTCACCACTTTGACGATTTCCTCGCGATGCTCTTTGATGAGCTTTGTCGTCTCCGTGACGCGGTTGCTCGTCTGGTCAAACAGCCCGCCGGCTTCAATCACCATACCCTTGATCGGGTCAATCTTGATTCCCAGGATTTCCAATCCGACGCTTCGTATCGTACCGCTCAAACTTATCATGCGGTTTTGGAATGTGTCGGTCATCTGGCCGATGTCGAGGCTGGCCGCGTAGTTTTCCATCGCCTTGACGAACTCTTCAGCCTTAACTTTGCCGCCATTGATCTTCTCGCTGGCCTCCTGCATCGATATGCCAAAGTGCCGAGCGAGGATTGTCGTTAGTGGAATATTGTTGTTTATCAGCTGGAGCGCGTCCTGGCCAAACAACGCGCCGCGGCTGGTCACCTGGCCAAATACTAACGCTAGGGCTTGCAGGTCTGCGCCGTTGACGATTGACATGCGGGACAGCGTGTCCATATCCTTGACAACGGTTTGCGTGGTGCGGCCGTATCCTAGCAGCGTTTTGGCTGCTTTTGAGGCGTCTGGGAATGCAATCGGCTTGCCGAGCGTGTAGTTGTACAGCTGGCCGAATACTTTATTCGCTTCGCCAACGCTGCCGGTCAAAACGCCGATCTGCCGCTGTGTCATCTGCAGGCTGCTGGCAAGGTCGACAAAATATTTGCCACCAAAAGCACCGCCGGCTGTGAATGCGGCGGCGGTTTTGATAAGCTTCATAATCCCCGAGGCCATGCCGTCCAAGGCGCTTGCTGCCTTGGAGGCAAATGATGAGGTCGAGCCGGCAGCGGACGACATGCTCGACTTCATCGAGCTGCTCAGCTTCTCGACATCGCGTTGAATCTGACTGAGCGTTTTGCTCGCCCGGTTCTGCGCTTCAATCACAAGTCTGAGCTGGCTGTCGTCCATTGCTACCCCTTAATATTTAGATTTTCGTCTCATCTCTGCCTCTTGACGTTCGGCTTCGTAGCCCTCCTCATTTAGCTTTATCTCGATGGCTTGGATAAGCCAGTAAGGTTGGCTTGCGTACTCTTGAAATGTCCAGCCCATGGTCTGGCAGATGGTAGCTATTTGGATCTCCTGCGGTATTTTCGCGTGCTTAACGCCGGCTATTGCTTTGGCGTAGGCTGCGCTGATTTTTGCTCGCCTTTTGGGTTCATGACTTCTCCTGTGATCTCCTCGATCTTTTCCTGGATAAAGTCAAAGTCCTCAGTTGGCAGCTTCAGCAAGCTCTTGAGCTTAGCGTCATCATCACCGGCGAAGTCGTCGCCGTCAACGGTGACCACTAAAAACTTTATAGCGTTGTTTTTGATTTCGCTCATGGCGGTTGCCGGCAGCTTATCAAATCGCATGGTCTCTTTGATATCGTCCTCGCTCATTGATTCGCCCTGAACCGCTCCATTGAGGTCAAAGTTCGCATAAGCCAAGAACACCGCCTCATTCATCTGCGACAGCTCTGCTGTGGCGTATGGCAGCAGCTCGACGTCGCAGCCAAGCACTGGTGTTGTAATTTTGATATTTTCTTTGCTAATTCGCGGCATCTCCTACTCCTTTGCTCGAATTAATATTTAGTAACCATGTTTATCAGCGTTGCGGTGATAGCTGCAGCGTCCTCGAGGCTGTAGTTCGCCTGGAACTTCGCGCTTCGCGTCTCGACTGCGTTGTTGTCACGGCTTCGGCTGTCTTCGGTAATCGCTACGGTCGGGAAATCAAATTGTAGCGTTGGGTGCTGGCCAGTGCCAATGTTCACCGCTTTGTTCTCGGCGATAAACTGAATGGCCTGCGGCTTGCCGCTCAGGCATACCTGCCGCACGTCCTCTTGTGCTGGGTAGTAATCGAACGACCCGGTGACGTTCAGCTGCTGGTTCTGAATGTCGTCTGGTGTGTCAGTGCCGAATACGTACTGCACGTCCAAGTTCTTTGAAATCTCAAGAGAGAATGACTTGATTTTTCGTGCTGGCGAAGCAGCAAGTCCTGCTGCGTTGTCGGCCATCTTCACTGCCAAGTTGCGCGCCAAGAACTCATTGCCGCGGGTGTATGCTGGCGGTGTCGCAGGTGTCCAAGCCTTTGAGCGGCGCGACTTGAAGTCGATACTTCTCATCAGATAATCGTCGATTGCTGCGGTGATCGTGAATGATTCAACCATTCCTAGCTCGTACGAATACTTCTGCTCAATCTCTTTGACGAAAATCGAGAGCGAATCGTGGCTGTTGTTGTTTGCCATTTTGAACACGTGCTGCTTCGCGCCGGACTTGTCGGTGGTGGTCGGAGCTTGGCCGAATACGGCTCGCAGCTCTGCGCCGATAATGTGGTCGAACACTTTGCCGTCGTATCCGCCCTCGGCAGTCACGTTGATGACGTCGCTGGCGTTGTGTTCTGAGATATTGCCGTAGGCGCTATCGTTGTGAACGTACGTCGGCTTGTCGTCGATGCTCAGCGTTTTGGTTGGCACTGCGAATGTCGGCGTGCCGAGCGTGCCTCGGGTGGTTTCGTTGCCGATAAATATGGTGGTCAGTCGGCCGATAACTTTAGCCATTGTTTACCTCCTTGGCGATTTTTTCTTTTGCCAATTTTACAGCCTCCTCTTGTGAGGTGGCCTGGACTGATATTTCGTGACCCTCGAAGTCAGGGAAGTAATATGCTTCCTTGACACCAGAATCCGCCGGCTCAGGTGCAACTTCCGGCGCTGGTTTGGTTGGTTTGGTATTTAGTTCTGCCATCGAGTTCTCCTCTGCTTTTAATTGTAGCACGGCAAAAGCTTTTTAGCAGCTAGTACTTCTCTTGGATTTTTGGAGCGTAAATGTAGGCGGTCGTGTGGATTGCCGCTTCAACGCTGAAAATGCCAGGCCCGCGCCGCTCCACGCCAATACCGAAGTCAACGCTTAGCGGCTGGTCTTCAATGCCGAGCATGACGCTCACCGATTCGCCGTCTGGCGTGGTTGCAGCAGCCAGCTGCACCCTCTCGCGGAGCAGCCGCATGATACTGTCGTCGGTATAGATGAAGTTGTCGTCCTTGCCAGAGACAATCTCGTAAAGCTCCGTTGTGCCGGCTTCAACGTCAAAGTCGCGGCCTTGGTTAGCATTAATATCGGTGATGACGCTGATGGTGATCGCCATTTTGGTCACGTCGTCGCCAGTCGAATCAGTTTCAAGCGTCATACCATCGATGGCCACGCTCACCGCTGGCAGCATGCTCTTGCTGATCAGCAGCGTGTCGCCGTAATACCACGTACGAATATCTGGGTGTGCTTTCGGCTTTAAATAGTTGATGATGGCCGCGATCACTGGGTCGCGGTACTGCGCTCGGTTTAATGGCATTAGCCCCTCCTCGATTCCCGCACTTCGTCAACCAGCCAATCGTGAAAGAACTTCATGATTCGCCGTTTGTCTTGCGCGATTATTTTTAACATAACACGTCGCGGCAGCTTCCTGCGCGGTCGGTTGCTCTGATGGTATTTGAAGTATGGCGTTGGATTCCAAATCTCCATGCGGCTGATTTTAACGCTGGAGCGGAAGTCCCCGCGCATTCTCCCGGTTCGCTGTAAAAGCGGCCATGAGTATATTTGCGTTCTTGGCTGCCAGCCACCCATCAACGCGCCGGACATACCGAAGTTCGCGTCGGTGGTTTTCAGCAGCTGCTTGCGGGACTTATCGAGCGGCTTGTGAAAGTTCTCGAGGTTGGTTTCTAGTCCCATAAATTGTCGAGATATCTGGGTGTCACCCTCGACGTGGCCGGAGATATAAATCGCCATAACTACCGCCTCTTATTGAAGAACTCGACTTCGGAGCTTAGTGGCGCTCGGCTTCCCTTGATTCGGCCGACTAGGTCGCCGTCGCTGGCAAACGCCCCCGAGGTAGCGGCCGCAATGTTTGGGTCGGTCGGGTCTAGGCTGGCCGCGTCCTCGACCCATTCATCGATCATATTCTTGGCGGTTTTCAACTTCATGTAGCCGTCTTTGCTCGAGCCGTCAACATCGACGTTCGTTCCCCAGTCGCTGATTTGTAGCAGAGCGGCCGCATAAAGCCTGACTGCGTCTTCCCAGACGTCTGGGAAATTCGCCATGTCCAGCGCCGCCCAGTTGTAAACTCGGGAAACTTTCCGCTTCAGCCAGTCCTCGGCCGACTGTCTCCGTCGCTCGATTTCTGCCTGCTCGATGGCTGAGAACTCGTAGGCCAGGATAACTCTGGCGTTTGGCTTCGGTGCTTTAACCAGGACGACAGCACCAGTAGCAGCGTCCACCGATTCAACCGCCACCGCGTCGTCGTCAACGTAGGCGGTGACATCTGCTTTGGTGACCTCATCGTCGCCGTCGCGGTCAACGATCGGCGCTTGCGATGCATAAAACACTCGGTTCGCGCCATCAACTTCACCGATGACGTGTTTGTCGGTGGTCTGCCGCAACAGTCCAGCTTCTCGCCGGATATCGTGCAGGGAGGTGAAGTTCTTGGCGCTCATGAAAGTTCTACGCCTCCGGTGCTGCTTCGGCAGCTTCCTTTTGCGCCTTAAGAGCTGCAACGATAGCGTCAGCCATCACCTGCTTGGTGACAGCAGTTTCGTTTTCGTAGTCCAGCTCGATTCCAAGCTCTTTAGCCTGTGCCACGACAGCTTCGCGTGGTTGCTTTTTAATGCTCGATGGAGTTGGCACTTCAACATCAGCGGCTTCAGCAGCCTCAGCCTCTTCGACTTCTGCGTCGCCCTCGTTTGAAGCGGTTTCAACCTCGCCCTCGACAACTTCTGGCTCAGTAGTCGTCTCAGTAGCTTCCGTCGCTTCTGAAGCGGTTTCGTCAAGGACAGTGACCTCGATGAACGCGTCGTCGAGCAAAGCTTCCAGTTGCTCGTCGTCAACATCAAACTCTTGTGGTTTGCCTGGCTGGATAACCAAGCCGGCGCGGCGCCGAGACAAGCCGTTGGTGATTATCTCGTTGGATAGCCGTAGTGATACTTTTGGCATTTCGATCCCTTTCTTATGAAGTTAGTTCATACTTAAATTGTAACACAAAAAATCGCCCCCAGCGGAGGCGATTTCTCTGCGTGTCGACGGTTAGCCTTTACACTTAATAGCTCGGTGCCACAAGCCGTAGCCGAATGCGCCGCGCCAGTAGGTGCCGAAGTAATACTTCTTATTCCACCAGCCCTTTTCGCTATTCTCACCGAGGAAGCTCAGTGGCTCGTACTCGCGTTCCTGGATAACGAATGGCTTGATTTCGCCGGCGACGTTAATCAAATACCAGTCTTTGTCGGCTGTCAATTCGCTGGACACCTTGATCTTGGCTGCGCCATAGTTCGGGTTCTTGACTGCAACGCCACCCTCGACGATGTTTTCCTGCTCAACGATCGCCTTTGCGGCAGCTTCTAGCTGTACAGGAACGACCAAGCGCAGGTCGAGCTTCTTATTGACGGCTTTGCCCTTGTCACCCTTGAAGCTCAACATTGCCAAGCGAACCTTAGCGAAGTTTTCAGCTGTCAGCGGCGTGCTGGTAAAGTAGTTTGACTGAACAGCAGAGGTCTCTTCGTTGATCGGGTGATCGGTATCGAAGAAGTTTTGGCCGTCGTAGCATGGCGCGTTCTCACCGTTTGGCATCAGCTCGCCATAGATTTGCTCGTCTGGGAACTCTTTGACTAACTGGCCAATCGAGCGCGCAGTCGTCAGATATTTGCCGGTCTGGTCGTCCTTGATATCTGAATGCTTGACTTCGACTGAATCTTCGAACTCGCGGTTCGGCAGCGCGTATTTGTAGGCCTTGAGTTTCTGCGGCACGCGCTCGCCTAACATTTCGCGCAAACCGTGCATCTGACCAAGCCAGCCGTAGTCTTCAGAAGCGCCCTTTGAAGTAACTTTCATGGCGAGCTCTTCAGAGGTCGATTCGGTCGCTTCGTAAGCCTCGAAGAAGTTGGTCAGGATTGATTGTTCTAATACTGGTTCCATGTCTTTTTCAATCCTTTATTAAACCGTTTTTAGAGCGATGCGGATTTTGCTTGAGCTCAGCACCTCGACGATGCGGCCGCACTCTTTGCCGGCGTCGGCTGGCAAAGTCACCTTATCCACGGTTTGGTTATCTTTAACTTTTACATAAGCAGCGATGTCGCTCTGCTTTGCAGAGAACGCTGCGTTCACGGTGATCACACCGTATGTCCAGAATTGGACGTGGTCAGCGGTTTTGCCAAGACCTACGCCTGCTGGACTTGCAGCAACGCCGACAACTTTATCAGCTGTAGATTCAGCTGCGTTGGTCGCCAAGCCCTGCGCGTTCACGCCGACTAGCGCGCCCTCTGGAATGCTCACGCCCGGCGCAAGCTTCAGATGGCCGATGTTGTTCTCTTGACGAGCAACATCTTTGAATGAAGTGATTGCAGTCATTTCAAATCCTTTTATTCGTTACTTTTTACTCGAGCCATCGCCTCGGCATAGGCTGGTGACTTCGCTGCCAATTCATCGATCTGCTTTGTGGTGATGCCGTTGGCTTTTAATCCTTCGACTTCCTCTTGTGACAGATTCTTGCTTATCGCTGCGTCGTCGTCTTTGTCAGCGGCTTCGCCGTTTGTCGAGCCCGTCTGATTAAATTGTACACGCTTACCGCCTGCTTTTACAAGCTCCTCTAGCAATTCTGTTGTAGATAATTCAACTTTCTTGCCATCGCGGTTAAATTCAACGCGGCCGCCGGCTTTGCTCAGGTTCTGGTGCAGCTGCATGAACGCGTCTTTTTGGGCTGGGACGATCATGCCAGCAGACAGCATTGTCTGATAAGCAGTCTCAGCTTTGGCTTGGTTTCGCTCAGCGCGTAGCCGTGATAGCTCCTCGCGCTCGCTCCGGCTCAGGTTTTCTTTGTCGTCGCCCTCGCCTTTCTTGTCGGTCTCATTCTCGCCAGCTTCGCCATCGCCCTCATCAGCTTTGTCTTCGCCGTCTTTGTCCTCATCGGCTTCGCCCTCGCGAGACATGTTCTCTTTGTCGTCGCCCTCGCCCTCTTCTTCGTTCGGGTCTTTCGCGTCGGCAATTTGCTTTTTCACAGCCTCTTCTTGGTCGGCTGGAACTTCTACGGTTTCGCCAGCTTTGACGGTTTTGCTGACATCTTCGCCGTCATCATTCTTAACGGTGATGACCACATCAAAGTCGCGGTCATTGGTTACTTCGACAACCTCTGGCTGTTCGCCCTCGGTGTCTTTGCTGAAATGTTTGCGCATTTTTGCAAGCTCCTCTACTTTATTTTTACTAAACATCACGACCGCATTTGTCCGGCGATTGAAGTTATCGAGGTAGGCTTCGGCTTTTTCTACCTCGTCTCGCTTCAATTGCTCAGGTGCTTCTTCAAATGCGTTCATGCCAGTGATAAATGGGTCATTGACCAGAGCGACATGCTCTAGCACGATTCCGCGGTCGTCGCCGGTTCGCGTGTCGATGTAGTGCCAGTTGAAACACATCGATACATCGAACACCAAGTCCTGCTCTAGCCGGTATAAAGCCTCGTAGTCGCGGATTTCTAGCGTAGCGTACACGCCGTCACCTGGCACAATCTCCAAAGCCACAACTTCGCCGGCATTATCTTTCGTGCCACTCCAATGATCAAACGGAATACTCACCCGTGGCAGCGTCGGAATCTTGCCGCTTTGCTTGGCCTCAAAGTTAGCCAGCATCTCCTCGGCCCACGCCTCGTCCAGCAGTTCGCACTCTTCGCCATCAAACGGAGAATACAGCTGGCCAAACGCCGCTATCTGTTTGCGGAAGCGGCGGCCTTTCCAGTCGCCCTCTTCACCCTTATCCTTGGCGGATAGTGTGCTGCTGGAGAGCATCACTACCGTTCGCGTGTTGTTGTGTTGATTAATCTTTGTCATGACGTTTATTCCTCTGTTTTAACAATAGCATATTTTAATCACTTTTAGGTAGATGGCTGCAGCAGTTGGCTTCCTGCTAATCCGCCGGCGATGGTCGGCATGCCGGTTATCTCTGGCTTCTCTTCTTCCTCGGCCAGTACCGCAATCCAGATACAGCGGCATCTGAAATGGATTGGCGTTTGCCACGGCGTGGTGGCGTATTCCTCTGGCGTTGCTACTTTTTCGTCCAGCTCGCGGCAGGTTTGGCAGGTTTTCTTGTCAAGAATTGCCGAGTAGACGTATCGGTCGATATCCTCGTCGTATTTCTTGAACGTCTTGCTTCGGCCGGTGTTGATTGATTCGGCCACCGCCACGGTATTGCCCGGCTTGGTGTGAGCGGCCAAATATGCCAGCAGTGCTATCGCCAGGTCGTCCAGCACGTCGTCGATAGCTCCCTCGCTGAAATGCCGGCGCGCCATCTCGCTCGAACCCTGGCCACCAACCAGCGCGGCTATCTCAGCCTCGACATCGCCAAATTGCAAATCGACAAACTCTTGCGCTCGCTCGGCGATTCGTTGCTTGTCGGCCTTGTCCGTCGCTGGCGCTAATTTGCCGAGTTCGTTGGCTGCTGCGGTTTTGCCATAATTGAAGCCGTCCGTCATTGCTGTTTGAAGCGTTTTGAAGTAGCGTTGTCGCAATTCTTGGCTGACTTTGTAGCTCAGCTCCTCGCCCTGCTTTTCAAGCGTTTTGAGTGCCGCCGTGGCCTCGTCCTTGACCGCCTCGAATATCGATTCAGTCTCTGCGTCGAGCGTGTCCTCGAGCGTGTCCATTTTCTTGTCAAGCGCGGACAGGTTTACGTTTTTCTCAGCGTCGTTCAGTTCGCGCCGCCATGTCGGTTCGGCGCTGCTTGATAAAAAACGGGAGGATTCCTCTGATCGTGACTTCTGCTCGAGCTTGGCTTCCGCCTGTGCCTTTTCAATCTCGCCTAGGTCAATGCCCATCTGCAAAGCCATGCGCTCCACAATCGCTTGCACTAACTCGTCGGACAGGGCTTCTGGCCGCTGCGATAGGATTTGAGTGAATGCGTCGGACAGCATGCCGACGGTGCTGTCGGCCAGCTTGGCAAACTTGAATCGCGGGTAGCTCGGCTTGGCAAAGTTCAGCTCTGTCAGGTCTGGTATCAGGTAGGCATTGATGTGGTACTCGACATTTTTCATAATCCCCTCAAGCACTAGGTTCAGCAGGTCAGTCTGGTCTTTGCTCAACGCCCAGCTCCCGCCCGAGTTGTCGCCGAGCATGATTGCTTGGGCTAGCACGCTTCTGGTCATCTCTCGGTTGTGGTGGTCAATAAGCGGCATGATATCCATTCGCTGGCTCGACTTTGAATCCACCATCTGATAGCCAAACGGCATAACCACGGCGCTGTTCATCTCGACTGTATCCGACAGCCGCTCAGCCACGTCGCTCATCTGTTCAGAGGTCGCTCGCTCGGCGGCAACTGCAACGCGTGGCGGCACTGATCCGGATTGTGCTTGGAGGCGGCCGAAGTAGTACAGCTTGTGTTTCTCTTCGCAGTGGTAGGCGGCCGCAGTGAATAAGCTCTCGCCCTTGAGCCAGTTGCGTTCCTTGCTGTTCGTGAACAGGAATGATTTCTCGACAGGTATGTGGACTGGCTCTTCACCCGGGTTTATCCGCTGATCAGCTCCGTCGAAGCCACCCTTGTCGTCAGTTCTGATGGTGATTGTGTTTGCGTCGTAGCCGGCAATCTTGCGGTAGACGATTTTGCCGTCGGCGTTTAACGTGTAGACCTTTTCAAAGTAGCGATAGCCCTCGCTCAAGGCTCGCAACATCTCAGCCAGCACCAAGTGAAATGGCGTTGACATGCCGCCGCGCTCTGGCGGCAACTCGAAAGAATTTCTTACCAGTTCAGCCTGCTCGCCGGTCGGGTCGAATTCTTCGTCCGCTTCAATCGCCCACTCGCTCGCCAAAATCGGCAGTGTCAGCAGGTTGTTGATAGCCAGGAATGTGCCGTCAATGCTGCGCAGCCTCTCAAAGTCGGCCGCCTGATTTTTCTGGCGATTGTCTAACGCGTACTTCTCGTACAGCTTCTGCATCTTAGTCACCGCCGAGCCGGTTTGCTGGTCGAGCTTCGGCGGTGTCCGCTTGTCTTTTTTGTCTTTGGCAAATGTTAGGCTGATATTCATTGAGCGCGCTTCCTACTTTGTTATAGCTTTATAAAATCAATTGTACACCATAGCCGTTATTTTTGTCGCCTCCTTGCCACGGCGATTCGCTGGACTTCGGCCTGCTGCACAAAGTTAGCAAATGCGTACATTAAGCTATCGGCTCGGTCTGGCGAGCGATGCAGGCGCTTCTTCAGCTGCTCTTTGGTTTCCACGGCGATTCCTTGACGCGTAATGTCGTAGCGGATTGCCGATAGTTCGGCGGCCAGTTCGGTAAATTCTGGCGGTATGTAAATTTTGCCGCTCTTGAATCGCTCGGCCAGATTCCACCACAGCTGCGACCGCAGATTCACGAATGTCAGCCCGGTATCATCTTTGCGCGCCGATGAGTTGTTGAGAATACCGACCACGCCGTCGATCTTGTCGTGGGTCAGTTTGTCGACCACGCCACCACCGAGGCCGTCCTCGTCAATGCCGATGAACTCTGGCGCTGGATAAATCATCTTGACGCGGCCTGCTGTCTGCTCGGTATCCTCTTTCGAGTAGGGGTGCTGGTTAGTGACGATGCTGCCTTTGCGTCTGGTGATGACAGTCTTGTCGTCGCCGAAGCGAGCCACGTCCACGCCGACGCTCAGCGGCTCGTCTTTGCTCTGCGCGGCCTGCAGTTCAGCCAGGCGCTCCGGTGTCATTGCCGCCTCGATGAACTCTAGCGGAATGAGTGTGTTGACTTCGGCGGTTGGAAATTGCCCAAGCACACGGCTCTGGAACATCGGCGTGTCCACCCCCCAGCGCGTTATCTTGTCGGCGGCCCACTGCGGTGTAATCAGATACGGTGCGACAATCTCCAGCGCCTCCTCGTCCAGATTCTTCAAGTCCTCGATGGTCTCGATTCCGTTGTTGGTGAAGTTCGGCGTATCGAAGCAGCTGATTCGTATCTTGCAGCTTTTCGGGTCGATGTGATGGCTGTTATAGAACGTGCCGCTCAGCTTGGTGGGGTTTCCGATAAACAAAGCGTGCGCACCGAGTGATGTCATGATGGCTTCAACAGCGACGAACGTCTCCTCGGAGACACCGGCCGCCTCGTCAACGATAACCAAAATGTTACCGCTGGCTGGGTGGAATCCCTGGATCTTGTCGGTGTCGTCGGAGCTAACGCCAATGGCGAACCACTCGTCTGAATATTCCAGCATGGTTTTCAGCAGGCGGCCGCTCCTCGCCATGGCTGATTTCTTATGGACGGCACGGATCTGCCGCCAGAGCAGCTCCTCGACCTGCCGGAACGTCGGCGCGGTGGTCACCACGTAGCTGTTTTTGTAGGTATTCAGGAACTGGTGAGCGGCTCGGGCGGCGAGGTGCGTCTTGCCGATACCGTGGCAGCTCGCGACGGTCACGATACGGTTTTTGGCAATCGCTCGCAGCACCTCCTGCTGCTTATCCCACAGGCTGTCGCCGATAATGTTCTCTACGTAAAAGTTCGGGTCTCGTCGGCTGGCTTCCATGACGGCGGCGATGGCACGCGCTTCATCAAGATTCGCCGGCCTTTTCATCTGCTTCCTTGAGTAACTGCTCAGCTCGCTCGGCGGCTTCCACTAGGTTTAAGGTGTCGCGTTCCTGGTCGTCGCTCGGATCAGTGGTCTTGTTGATGACGGTTGGCAGGCCTAGGGTTTTTCGTTCGCCGTCAATAGCAGCTTGGAGGGCATAAATCGATTTAGTCACGTCGCCTGTCTTTTTCTGGCTGTCGGCTCGCTTCAGAGCATTCATGGCTGCTATCTGGGCGTTTCTCCACATGCCCAGGTGAGCGGTGTTTCGCTCCGATATCATTTTGGCGTGTTCGTCCATGGTCTTCTCGAGCGCTCTGTCCATACAGACCTTGCGCTTCTCCGTCCATTCATGTTTCGCGGCGTAGATTGAAACTGTCCTATTGCTTACCCCATACTTTTTTGATATTTCAAGTATGGTCATCTTTGAGTTGGTCACGTATTCATGCTCGGCTTGAACCACGTCCCATTTATACGTAGGTATTGCTGTTTTCTTTCGCTTTGTTTTCGTCGTACTGCTTGTCTTAGTCATTGATAGTTCCTCCTAGCCTTTTCTGTCTTAATAATACCAAATTTGTTTAATCAACGCTCTACTACCTCTTACGTGTGGCTACGTGGCTTCTGGTGCGATTGTTTAGGTTTACTACCTGTAAGTTTTCCACAGGTTACTCGTACTTTATGCGTATTTTATCCGTTTTTATTTGGAATAATGGTTGACTTTATCGCTCGTGTTTGCTAATATAAGAGTACAATCAATTAAACGAAAGGACTACCAAAATGACAACCTTGCAAAGTTACGACACACCACAGCTACTACACATTCTCGATTCCAGGAGCGGCGGCATGGAGCTGGTCGGAACTGAATTCAAAGATGTTGATGAGCTGGTTGACGCTACTCACAAAGAGCTTGACCGTCGCTTCGCTGAGCGTGGCGAGTTCGTCCGCCTGTCAAACAAGCAGAAGACGATGTGCGCCAAGGCTAAGAGCTACCGCCGCTTAAAGTAGCCCCTGGCGAGATAGTAGCCGGCGGCGATTATCCGCCGGCTTTTGCTTTTGCTCGCTACTTCCGATTTCGCAGTAGCACTGTCTCCCTCAGCGTTTTGGTTATTTCGTTGACCAATTGCAGCCACAGTTTAGCGTCGCGCGCCTTGATTGCTCTCTGCAATTCGAAGTATGGATCGCTTGGATCGAGCGTCGAGTTTAGCCAATCCTCGAACATGTCGCCATTGAAATATCCGTCTTTTGTCGACCATGGGAATACTGGCTTGGCGTTCTCCGGCTTCTCCGGCTCGACCTGCTTGGCTTTTTTACGAAGAGCCTTGGGTCTTGACTTGTCGTAGTCGCCGCGATTAGCTCTATGAAACACACATAGCTTGTCATCAAGTCTCATGCAGAGCCTGCCGCATTTTTCGCATGATGGCCACATGGTTAGATCTCCGTTCTTTCGGCCATCTCGATAGTTAGCTCTAGCAACGCGTCCAGTGCAGTTTCTGCAACGCCATCGATGCCGCCGAGCGGATAGCCTGCGCCGTCGTCATAAAATGCCATCCAGCCATTTCTGAATGCTCCTTGTCTGGTGGATAGTGTCAGCATGCCATATTCGAAGCCGAGAGCGGCGCGTTTTGGCAGTTTCTCTAGCAGATAGTCGACTGTAAATCTCGGCGCTTCATCGAACCGATAGACAAATTTAGGATCTTTGACAATTTCTGGATTATCACCCTCGCGCCGGATAAATAACCTATCCTCCGGTATCCAATCCGGCTTCAGCTCGTGCAACTGCTTGCAGAGTTTAAATGTTTGTAGCGTGACCATTTTTGTTAGTCCTCCCCTCCCCCGTTTAGAGCTTTGCGAACCTGGACGCCGTCCATGCCGGCCGCCATCATGACGGCTCGGGTGTGATCGCGCTCCAGCTTCTCTCGCTCTTTTTTAGTCAGCTCTCGGTCGTCACTCGCCGTCATCTCTTCTCTCAAAAATTCAGGCATGTGTAGCTACTGCTTGATGACGAATGCCGTGCTGAGGCTGTTTAATATTTGGCGGCGTTCTTTGCGAAATGCCAGCAGATAAATGTTTGCCGCATGCTCGGTCTCGATGAATGTCGCTTTGTTGCACTCAAATGCAAAGCCGGTTGGTTTATTGTTGTAGTACAATACATTGAGCGTTTTGTGGTCTTTGTCCATTCCAAAATTCATGATGACGCGAGCGATGACACTCACTTCATCTTTGGTCAGCCGGCCAAGTATGAGCCTGCGTTTGGTGATCTCGTCGTTCGTGCCAGCCAGCACTTGGTCAAAGTCCAGGTGCTTCTTCTCGCAGATCTGGCGTAGGATTCTTCGAGCGTTTTCTTTTTCTCCGCCAACGCCCGAGCGGGCGAGCGCAACTATTCGCAGGCTGCGCTCGTCAAGCTTCGGTTCGTTATTCATCATCACCCTCGTCATTGTCTTCGTTTCTTTTCTCGATCTCCCAGCCAATGTACGATCCCGGCGCACGATTTTGGCGAAGGCCTAATGTGCCGTTATCATTGTCGTTGTCAATTTCTGGCAGTGGAGCTTCCGGGTCATCGATCACGCCTAAGCACAGCAGATATTCTCTGCGATATTTTCGGCCGGCGCGAATCGCAGAGCCTGGCGTGCCATAGTAAGCGATCGCTCCTGGGTTCACTGGGCCAGCCAGTGCCGGTACAAGTCTGTGGCTATTCAGGTTGTACACCAGATACCATTTCGTTTGAGTGAGCTGATCCCACTTCGGCTTGAAGCCGGTCTGGAGAGCGGCGCGCTGGATTCTAATTTTGGCGAGCCGAGCCACGCGGGCGCGGTAAGCCTCCTTGCCGGTTTTGAAAATTAAACCTAAATTTCGAAGTTCGTTGTCGGATTCGTCGTCTATCCAAACCTTTTTAGCCGGTACCATTTGGCCGTTTAGATACCAACAGTAATCGCCTTTGACTGGCTTGAACGAGATGTCGCCTGGCGTCAACTCTACCAGCTGAAACCAGTAGCCGAAGTTCACGACTTCGCCTGTGTCGAAAAAGTATTCTCTTTCGTTATTCTCGCCGCTTTTATTAATCTTAAACATGCCGACACAGCCTTCATCGACCTCGAATATGTCGCCGGCTTTGGCGTTCGGCAGGTCGTGCTTCAATCTGTATTGTGTCATTTTGCCTCCCTGATTTTGTGTTCTGAATTTATTATTGAGGCGAGCGTTGGCGCGTACTCTGCGTCGAGCTTCTCCCACGCTGGCCGCGGCAAATTCCAACAGCCAAAATGGCCGAACATCGCCAGGCTCTCACAGCTTGGATTGCTGCGTCCGCCCAAGTCCAGGTGTTTGATCATTCCTGCCGGCGATAGGTCGTAGCCGTAGATAACGTCGATATCTTCGCGCAGCAAGTCTCGCACCTCGAAACTTCCGTCTTCGCGGTAGAGTGTAGCGGTGACTTCCACCGGCCGCGGATAGCCGATTGCGTAGGCTAGGCGCGTCATCACGGCCACTGGCCTGAAGTCGACGATAGCAGCGTCCTGCGTGATATCGTTTCGGTAATACATCAAGCAACGAATTGCCAAGTGCCGCGCCATGTATGCACCGCTTCGGTCGACTTTGGTGAAGTCTTTGCCGCTGAAAGCTCCGCCGCCGATCGGCACGCGTGGGCCGTAGTTATCGATGGCTAGCTTGCGGCCGGTTAGTCCGGTGTCGGCATCGAAGCCGCCAATGTTCCAATCTCCAGCTGGATTAATCAGCACCGATAGGGTATCTGCTGCAGCGACGTCATAGTCAAGCAGCACAGTCGATAGCCACTTCTCGATAATGTTCTTAATCTCGTCTCGGCTCATGTCGCACCAGCTAGCGACGATTGTTTCAAGGTCGCCGTTGTGATCGAGCGTCACTTGCGTTTTGCCGTCTTGCAGTTGGCTGCGGCCAGCTCTCAGGTGACTGCTTAAGCTTCGCGCCAAGCAAACCTCGAGCGGCATCAGCTCTTTAGTTTCAGCGGTCGCGTAGCCAACCATCACGCCTTGATCGCCAGCGCCGTTGTTATCGACACCGTTTGCAATCTCGGGGCTTTGCTCGACGATGTTCACGATGATTTTGGTTTTTTCGTTCGCGATTGTTCTGCGAGCGATGTCCTCATAGTTGACCTCAGCTTTGGTGGTCACCTCGCCGGCAATCACCAGCAAGTCGTGGCCGCCTAACGTCTCGACCGCCACCCGCGATTTTGGGTCTTGGCGCAGACAAGCGTCAAGGATTGCGTCGCTTATCCGGTCGCATATCTTATCCGGGTGGCCCGGCGCCACCCATTCTGCTGTCACTCTCATGCTAGCCCAGTACCTTTCTTAGCAGGACAAATCCGTTACGTTTGACTTCCTTGACCTGATAGCCAGCTGGCACTGCCGGCTCGGCTTTGTGCTTCAATCCCTTTTTCGTCGAGAAGAAGTAAATTGTGTGCTTCTGCTTATTTCGCAGCGTGGTGACGTGGCTGTACAGATAGTACGTCACGCCTCGGCTGCTTGTGTATTCAAATGGCTTTGCTTCCATCTTCAGTCTCCATTCTGATTATGTTATTTTACCTCTGGTGTCGCCGCTTCCCAATCGTCTTCGCGACCAATAAAGCGAGCGTAGCGCTTGCGCACCACATCGACATATCGCTCGTCGAGTTCCATCGTTCGACAAATCCTACCAGTTTGCTCGCAAGCAATAAGAGTTGAACCCCCCCCCAGCGAATAAATCGAGCACCGTCTCGCCGGCTCGGCTCGAGTTCAGAATCGCTTTGGCAGGCAGCTTCACTGGCTTGCTGGTCGGGTGTTCATACCCCATGACGTTTTCGCGGCCAATCTTCCAAACAGAGGTGTCGTCCTCCTCTTCCTCGGTCAGCAGCGACTTCGCCCAATTCAGCAGCTCCGCGTCGCTTGGCTTAAATTCCCAGTGCGTGTACTGCTTGCGGTCGCCATAAAACTGGACCGATTTGCCGTCGGGGACGGCGTAGAGGATCGGCTCGTGCTTCCAGCGGTAGTTAGCCCAGCTCATATTTGCAACTGGTTTCACCCAAATAATCTGGCAGCGTACGCCGTAGTCGTTTTCATTCAGTGCGTTTTCAAATTCGCGGTGTGTTCGGCTGGCGTAGCAGACGTACGCCGGCGCCGTCGGCTTTGAGGCGAACTTCATCGTGGCGAACACTGCTTCCAGAAACTCCTGAAATTTCGCGTCGTCCATGTGGTCGTTTTTGATCGTGTTGCTGGTGTTCTTTCCCCGTCCGGCGTAGTTCACGTTGTACGGGGGATCGGTGAATACCATCACCGCTTTTTCACCGGCCATCAGCTTCTCGACGTCAGCCTCGCTGGTTGAGTCGCCGCACATGATCCGGTGCTGACCCAGCTGATAAACCGCTCCGCGCTTTGACCAGTAGGTCTCCTCGATCTCGGGGACTTCGTCCTCGAACACTTCCGGATCTTCAGGTATGTCGCCGATAATCTCAGCGATAGTCTTGACCGACTGGTCTTCTGGAATCGTCAGCTCGCCCAGCGTTTCAATGTCGATGTCGAGTTCTTGCGCCAGGTCGGCCAGTTTGTCTTCTTCGTAATAGCCGTATGCCATGTTGTCGCGCATCGCCCACTCGAACGCCAGCTTCGGGTCGTCTGTGTCGAGTATCGACACCCACACGTCCGTCACCGCCAGCTTTGCAAAGGCTCGCATTCGCATGTTTCCGCCGACGACGATTCCGCTGCGAGTTACCATGACCGGCTTGATTTGGCCGTCTGGCGTGATGGCTCGAGCTTTTTCAATGTCGCGGATTAGCTGATTGAGCTTCGCCGGCTTGATGTCTCGCGGATTTTTATCCCACGGCGTCAGGTCAGCGAATTTCGCGTAGGTGCGGCCGTCTTTGAGCCGAGTTTTAATCATCGGCTTTGCCTGTGGTTACTTTTTTTGATCGGCGACGGCTGATCCGCCCCCCCCTAGCACCGGCGATTCGTGCCAGCTGCGGGTTGGCCGCAAAGCCTCCCGTATTACCATTTCTACCGCCAATTCGTCCGATATCGCGGTAAAAGTTCGGATTGTTTTGTAGGTTTTTAGCCGCAGCCTTTTTGCCGCCGGCTACAGTTCCAGCCATGTGGTAGCTCCTTTCGTTTAGTTTATTGTGCTTATCATTATACCGCTTGCTACCCCATATTTCAAGCCCTCTACTTGGGATTCTTGAAAATGAACAGCCGTCTTGGCATTTTTATTTTTCGGCCACCGTCTCTGTTTTGTGGTCGAGTTTTCCACAAGTTATCCACAGGTTTTCCACAGGCTTGATTTGACGTGGGGGGGGTGGTGAGTTATCATGGTGGCATGTCGCCGAGCATTGTAGGCTCGCAAATCTCTAACGGGGGCGACGGTATAAACTTAACAAAGCAAAAACCCAGAGTGGCTGCTCTGGGAGTGGTTTTTGCTGTCTTTTTGGGACGGTATAACTTAACTCTTTTATTGTAGCATGCTCGGGGTAGAAAGGCAACACCTAAATGTACAGAACAGTACAGGACAGGACAGCACAGACGGCTTGCGCTACCTTGTCGGAACTGCACATAAAAAAAGGGCTTGACAATAAAAACAAACAAGCTAAAATTACTGTTTACAGTGAGGGGAAATCAAAAAAATCTAAATCTCGCAGGGGCATCACCAATTCTGACGCGAGGTCTTTCGTGATGTCATTAAACGAACGAGTGTTTTGCGATAGGCGATATCTGCCATTTTACTGCAACGCCGTTTTGAAACTCGGCACACAGAAGCTTCTCTATTTGCAGTCGATGGCTCTTGATCCAACCGTCAAAAGTCCTGAACGCATGTTCGCTTGGCTGCTCAAGCAGGAGCTGGAGGCCATCGAATGAGCCGGGCCGACGCTGACGCTCGCGCTCACGAAATGGAAAGTCGCGGCGTTGATATGTCGTGGTACTGGCGCGCTCGGGCCAAACGGCAAGATGAAGAGCCAGAGGAGCTGAATCCGGACGATGGCGCTTCCGGCGGTCGGTGCGGCTACATCACCATGTACTTTATTGAATATCACCAGGAATCAACCATCGATTGCTACGCTCATATTTTCACGGTCAAAACGGCCAACGGCGAAAAGCACCGGCTGGCCCAGCGCCGCCGCACGAATAAGACAGGCGATCCTGTCTACTGGTGTTCGGCCTGCGGCCGAGTTTTCAAAACCTGGGACGACATTCACGATCATCTCGAGTTTTCCACAACCCCATAAAATCTCGAATAATCTTTGCTGAAAGTGTTGACTTTATCGCTCGTGTTTGCTATACTGAAAGTACAATCAATTAAACGAAAGGACTACCAAAAATGTTATCCTCCTACGAACTCACAAACCTAACCAGCAAAGAGTTGTACGAAAAACTACAATCTCTCGTCAATGACGAGCTTCTGGAAACCATAAAAAGTGAAGCCGAGGAAACCTGGGAAGAGGACGTGGCTGAAAAAATCCAGGATATCAGAACAGTGACTGACGCTCTTGAGCGCCGTCTGCTGGGAGAGGAGCTTTAGTGACGAACAATATCGTTGTGGCGGACGCGTTTAATGGCGTAGTCCGCCCCCTTGCCGAGGGCGACCGCTTCGTGGTCACCTTGCCAGTGCAGCGACCGCAGCCGATGAGGTTCATAGGGCTTGGCCGCTCGGCCGGTAACTACGCCGGTGTCTATCGGCTGCCGGAGGATTTTCACCCGACTGACTGTATGGAAATCCACAACTACACTGGCCCTGGTAAAGTTCGCCTGATCGGTTATTTAAGAATTGAGGACAAAAATGACAAAGATTAATGTTGTAAATTTAAACCTACCAGCTCCCGCTCCGGTGGCGGTCAATCCGCCGCATGAATGCTTGTGCGAGTTCCTGTTGATGTCGCCGGCGCGGGCGGTAAATTATGAGGTCGACTGCCCGTTTTACATCTGCGAATGCTGCGGTGGTTTAATCGATGAAGACGCTATGACGGCTTACAATGAATACTATGGCTACTCGGGTTTTGATGAATGTTACGAGGAGGATTATGTCGCTGTTTAGAAAAACTGAAAATGTCGGCCGCGTCCTCGTCGCTCGTGGCTGGCAGGGCTTGAAAAATAAAAGCGACGAGGAGCTTCTCATGATAGCCAAGTCTCGGCTGGCTCACGCTTGCCGGCGCGACCGGCTGGTCTGGAGGATCGCTTCGCTGATATCTCCGCGAAAGGCCACCGCTCGTCGCCAATCAAGCATATACTACGCTGATGCCTATGCTTTGTTCGCAGTCAATGAGCTTATCAATCGACAGCGTGATGACAGCTCTGACCTCTGATTCTGTGGGGAGTTTTCCACAACCCCATAAAAATCTCGAATAATCTTTGCTGAAAGTGTTGACTTTATCGCTCGTGTTTGCTATACT